GTACGAATCACTGATCACAATTCAAGTACCCTTCTATAGGATTAACCGCTATAGATTTGCTTACATTCAATAAGTTAGTAACTAACTGCGAATGTCAAACAAGAGACACTGTGTTAACGCGACGGCGAGTGCAAAGGATACGCACTCAACCCCTTTACTGGATACGACTAAAGTCGATCAGTATCGGAGAATATGGGAAATGGAAAATCCCACGTCCGCAATTCCCGTGGAAGAGCGTGAATCTAAAATCAAAGAAGCTTTGACATTGACTGGTAATCAATGCCTAAATAAGCTTATTCCTATGATTTTATCGATTCACGAAACCACGTATGCGTCCAACACATTTAAAAGGTATCAGGAACAGTTTGAACTTTTTAATGATGTGTCCTTAGATGATAAACTCTTAACTTATAATGAGAAGAGTCGTCAGCTGAGGGGACCATTGGATCGGAAAGTAGCATTGAAGCAATCTACTTTTCAAGAGAGAACCAAGTTACGTTGTTCTCTCTTTGGATATCTCGAACTTGTAGAAACTGAAGTTCAAGATTATGTCCGTCGACTTGGGGAGCTGCTCGAATTATTCGGTATCGTTTTAGACGAATGCGAACGGCGAGCTGAGGAATTTAAATATAGAATTTTATGTTTTGTTGGTCTAGCAATAGATCAATGGAAATATACTGCTAATTTACTTTTCTTAAGGCATTTCAGGTTTGACTTGACTTATGTTCCGTTAAACGGAAAACCTTTCTTTTTTGGGATCAGATTGATTCCACTGAAACTTCAAATTCAATTAAATATTTTGAAGTCTAAGAAGAATTGGAAGAAGCCCGTGAGCCAGCAACTGGTGTACACGATCTTCCAAGGATTTAAGAAGGGTCTTCTACCCGTGCGAGAAGAGAAAGTTGTTGAAAACTTACTCGAACACGCTCGGGCGCTATCCACTCAAAAAGAACCATTAGGCGAAAGCATAGTGGAATGTATTGAGAGGACCTGCGACGAATTCTTCGACAAGCTCGAGTTTTTGGATGATACGACTAATACTAGATTTGGCATTTCTGCTAAGTCTACTATAGAGTCAAATTATCAAAACTATGGGGCACTTGGAGAACTCCTTCGACAGGTTTCACCTTATTACGTGGTGGACAGCGATGGGAATGTAACTCAAATTGAAGGATCTTTATCCTGTCAATTTTACGGATATGGTCATTACCGAGATTGGGAACCCTTTGAAATTAAGGGTCCCTGGGCAACCTCTGCTGAAATTTATGCAAAGGCTGCTGAAGCTGCTCATAAGAGTCTTTTTGAGACACCTATGAGTCAACCCAGCTGCATCTTGGAGCCTATGAAGGTAAGGATTATCACTAAACCAAAGTGGAATCAATATCTTTGTATGAAGGACATTCAGAAATCTTGGTGGCGTTATTTAACGAACCACCACTCGGGATTCTTTGATCTCATTGGGAGACCAGTAAATCCTAGTGATGTAGAGACCGTTATAAACGGCACACCTTTTGATTGGTGGGTTGTTAGTGGGGATTATTCCGCGGCCACTGACAACCTGAAGATGGAAGTAACAGAAACCATCTTGAAATCTATGATGAGAATCAAAGATTTCCGAATTTATCAAATGTGTCGTAATGCTTTAACGGGCGGTGAAATTGAGTACAATTTCGAGAAGTGTATACCTAACTCGGATTGGAAAACTTGGGATCAATGTTATCCGTCTTTTAAGAATATTTTCGATAAGTATTCCGATTTGCCTTTAATTCATGGCGAAAAGGGAACTTATCTTAAAGTTCAACAAAAGAATGGGCAACTTATGGGTTCCATAATCAGTTTCATTTTACTCTGTATCGCGAACCTCTCAGCTTATCGATATTCTATCGAGAAGTTTGAGGGAAGAAAAGTATCTCTGAAATATATCAAGGAGAAACGACCCGTCAAGATAAACGGGGATGACATCTTATTTAGTTGTGAAAAACAATTTTATAAGACTTGGTGTGAATCTATTCAGGAATTTGGCTTTAAGCCTAGTCCCGGAAAGAATCTTTATCATCAAGATTATTGTCAAATCAACTCAGTCATGTACAAGATTGAGAGATTGGTTTCGAAACCACTTCAGGGTAACCGAAGTGTAGTTGATACATTAGAGAACGCTTTTCTTCCACAAATTGCTGTCGCACACGAAATTCCATATGTGAATTTTGGATTACTGTGCAATCGGAAGAAGCAAGATTGTGAGGTGGATACTACCGTTCATATTGTCGATTTAGATGTACTAAATAGTAGTCTAGTGGGAAGAATCAAGACTATAAAGAAGATTCAGGAAACGCTCCTTTTTGGACTTGTAGATAAGCTACAAGACAGAGCGAATCCTATCTTCTATCGACATCAGAGACCATGGTTAGACAAATGTTTTCCACATTTGAATCCATTCATCTCTGAAAAGAACGGCGGTTTAGGTCTTACCGATCAGGGTATCGAGATCGAAGAAACTCGTGATATGAAGCGAGTTAGAAGGAACTTACAGGCTTGGGCCGAAGGTTCTGGGAGAAAGTTGACTTCCTATCTCTTAGGAGAGAAGTCAGAGGATCGCATGATTAGCATCCTGAAGGAAAAGGCAGGTAACTACTTTCCTTCCATGCGAATTAGATTCTCGGATGAGCAATCTATTAATCCTTTCGGGAATTCTGGTGAACTAGAACCCGAATATTCTCCAACCAACCGTTGGTGGCGTCTTCTTAAGAAGAAACATCAAGGACCGATCCAAAAGACAATAGTTGACAACGAAAGTTGGTCCAACTATTGGGGCGAAATCTGTCAAAGGCAAGAAGATTCACGAATAAAAGAACTTTATTCTGAACCTGTACTTGCGCCCTTATCGCATAAACGCATTATGCGCTTTGACAGTTGCAACGATACAAGCTATAGCGAAGCTGTGAAATGTCTAGATGACATCAGCAGTGGACCTTGGGAACGTCTGTCTATATTATTGTCTAACAACAATAATGTCGCGGTTCCTTATTGCTAAGCTTTTACGGTATGTAGGCTCACACTATCACGTAAAGTTCTAAGAACTTATACTGGGGACCAATTGAAGTTGATTAATAGTTGTTAATTATTAATCACTCCCGATTATAAGTAAATCTTCTAGTTATTAGAATCTTTATCTCATTTTTCGAGTAGTTTCAATGAGTAGTAGTGCAGTAGTGGCATATCGTATACGCAGGGTAGCTGACGTAACGTTGTAGGTCTTCGCGACTGAATCCCTCTGGATTTCAGTTTTCCAAACTTTTGGAATATGGATTTAATTGTAAATTAAGCCCGGGTGCGGAGTTTCTCAGATAGGCGAGTGGTAGGAGTATCACTCACTCGACAGGCATCGAAAGATGGTTCCTGTTGATTATATAGGCCGGTGTATGAGGGACAAAGCATTACGAATTAGGTTTATTATTTCTAATTCTATATTTAAAAGCGACGGGATTCTGGGAACGGAGCAGTCTCGAATCAAAAGAC